CCATATCTTTGCCGAACAGGATCGGCACGCGCGCGAAGTGGAGGAGGGTCTGCTGGTCGCTCTTGCTCTGCCAGTGCTCGACGTTCATGTACGCCAAATCGACCATGGGCGGGACGCCGTGCATGTGTCCCCGACGAGCCCCGTAGACCGGCGCGAACGGGATGACGTCGATGCTGGTCGCGCCCTCTTGGTAGAGCTGCCACTTCTCGACGCCGGACTCGTCCTTGGCCTTGCGGTAGGTCTTCCACAGGCCGGGCTCCAGCACCCGGACCTGGTCGACCTGCTTCGTGCCGAACTGGCCGTCCGGCTCCTCGACGCACTCCATCAGCCGGAGTTGCGTGAGCGCCATGCTGGAGCCCTGCTTCTCCGCGCGCCACCCCAGGATCGCGTCGTGCTTGACGTGGACGAAGTAGGGCCGCACGCCGGCCCTCTTCTCGTCCTCGACGGTCTTCGCGCCGGCGGAAGGCGGGCAGTCCACCAGGATTCCGCACAGCCCGTACGCCAGGGCCTCGGCGCACACCTCGGCCGCGAACGCGTTCAGGTTGCGGCCCTCCTGGTCGACGTCGTCCAGCCAGGTCTCGATGCGCGCCGGCACGTCGTCGCCGATCGTGATCGGCTTCGAGAACGGCTTGCCGGTGAGGATCGACACCGTCCGCTGGTAGGCGGGGAACAGCGTGGCGGTCCGGAGGCGGCATGCGTAGGAGAGCGCGTCCTCGCCCGGCCATTGCGGCAGATGGCGCACGCCGGCCTCGCGCATGGCGCGCGTGCCGTCCATGAGGTCGGAGACGAGTTCCCACGTCGGCTGCATGCAGCAAACCGCGTGGGACTTCGCGGAGACGTCGTTCCCGGTCTCGTTGGGGCTGTCGGGCATCAGTCGGTCACATCCAGAGCGGGGCGGAAGTTGAGGTCCCGGGCTTCTTGATGAGCGGCTGCAAGGCGTAGCGGATCGCGTCGATGCAGTGGTTATGCTTGTCGACCACGTCCGCCAGCACATCGCCGGTCAGGCGGTCGACCTTGTAGCTGTAGAGCCGCATCTCCTCGGCCGTGCGGACGCATCGGGGGTGGACGACGACGCGGTCGTAGGCCCCGCGAAGGTGGGCGATCCCGTCCTCGACGGAGCCCGGCCACTTGGCCGCGCCCTCGATAGAGAAGCCCTGGCCCTTCATGTAGCTGATCGTCTCCGGCCTCGCGGAGTCGGCCCGGATTCGCACCTTGCGCGAGTCTGGGAAGCGGTCGAACAGGTCCGGCAGGTCGAGCAATTCCGTCTGCCTGCCGTAGACTTCCCGCTCGACGTAGAGCTTGGAGTCGAAGATCCAGCAGCGGACGCGGACGGTCGGGTCGGTCGCGAATCCCCAGTCCGCCCCGTCGTACGGCCCGCTCCAGACAGGCCCCTTTTCCGCGTCGACGTTCGGTGCGAACTCCTCGACGGCCCACTTGCCGTGCATGACCTGCGCGTCGCTGCGGGTCGCGTACTTGCCTTCCCAGATGTGCTGGTACGAGTCCGGGTCTCGCCTCAGGTCGTTGCGGCGCTCCTGGTCGAGAACCGCCGGGAACCACGGGTTGTCTCGCCAGTTGACCTCGACGATCCGGGCGTCGGCGGGGGGCGACTCGATGAAGCGTTTGTCCGTCGCGCTCCCCTTGGCCTCGGGGTTCCAGGTCAGCCAGATTTCCGAGCCCGGCAGGCGGATGGTCGGGACGAGGTCTTTCCACGACTGTTCACTGACGTACTCGGCCTCCTCGACCCAGCACCTGCGGAACCGCGACTTGGACTTGATCCCCTGCGAGTTGTGGCGGAGCCCGCTGTACACGAACTCGGTCTGCGCGCCGCCGGGGAAGTAGCCTGGCCTGGTCCGAAGGTACTCCCGGCCGTATTCGTAGACCCCGCCCAGGCCTAGGTCGTCCACCAGGCCGCACAGTTCGGCGTGGACCGAGTCCTTGAGGCTGGTCTGGAGTTCGCGGGCGCAGAGGATGGGTCCGGGCTCCCGCATGCCGTCGACCAGCAGCATCGCCGCGAACGACCGGCTCTTAGCGCTGCCCCGGCCGCCGTACGCGCCACGGTAGCGGGCAGGCCCGTCGAAGACGGCTTGCAGCTTGCTAGGCAGTTGGATCTTGATCGGAGCCTTCCGTCGCGTTCACGAACTCGACCCGGATGCTGCTCGGCACGACCGGGGCGCCGTCTATTCCGACCACCCCGGCCTTCACGGCGACCTTGGACTTTTCCCTCTGACCGAGGAGATGCTTTCCCAGGTGGATCAGCATCGCGTCGGAGCCCTCCTCGGCGCGCTTCATCTGGTTCCGGCGGATGAAGATTTTGCACTCGGCGCGAGCTTGCTCGTATTCCGTTGCAAAACGCCGGCTTATCGTCGAGCGGTCGACGCGGAAGAACTGCGCGATCTCGGATTGAGAGCAGCCCATCCTCGCCATCTGGCGAAGTTTCTCGACGTCGATGTCGGCGAGCGGCCGCCCGACCTTGGGCAGGTTGTCGCCCTGGTCCATCACTCATCTCCACGCCACAGCCCAATGCAGCCAGACCGCATCAGCCGTCCACCGTCCAGTTCTTCTCGTCTTCCTCGTCCCAGGCGGGCTCGAGCGTCCCGTTGGACGTGGATAGTTCCATCTTCAATCGCTTCTCGTGCACCCGCTCCAGTTCGTCCGTCCGCTTCTGGTAATGCCAGTCGCGCTCGAGACGCATCAGGAACGAGCCGACCATGAATCCGAGGAAGAAGTACATCACGCAGGCCCCACGGGCGATCGGGTCAGGATGAGCATAGTCACGACCCGCTTGCGATGTCGGCCACCCTTGCGGCGAGTTCATCGGCACTTCCCGCCACGGTGAACCCCCTGCTGTCCACGATGCGGCCTTCCACGCGGACGGGCACGTACAAGAGCTTTCGCCCTTCCGCGTCCGTTACTTCGATGGCGAGTGGAGTGCAGTGCTGGTTGTGCTCCAGCGTCCTAAACGAGAGCGTCGAGCCGTCCATCCGCTCATCGCGGGGAAGGTCCTCGGGGGCCGCAGCGGCATAGATGTGGGCGTTCAGCGTGACTCCCAAGAGAGCAGCCTCCCGATGATGGCCTCAAGGTGCGAGATGTAGGTTTGATCTTCGTCGTGCCGCTTCTCGTATTTCTCGATTTGCGCCTCGAGTTCGCTGGCGGACACGTCTCGGCGAGGAGCAACGCGTTCCGAAAGGATGCCGAGGTCGGCGAGGTCGTTCACAAACTGATGAGCCGCTTGCTTCGTCCACGCCTGAACCTCTCGCCCCTCGCCGCCGTGCGTCGTGACGGTGATGCTGGGGTTCAATCGATCTTCGCGGGACGACGCCTTGGCGTGGACGATGTACATGCTCGGCTTCTCCTGGATTCGCTTAAGCAGGTCCCACGGGTCCGCCGTCCGGCGGCGGCGGATACACGATCGGCGGGTCGTCGCCGGGGTACGGCCCCGGGCTCGGCTCGGGCGCGGGAGGCGGAGGGACGGGCGGCGACGGGTCCACCGGCGGGCGCGGCGCGGTCGGGTCCGAGATGGCCGGGGACGGGCTCACGCGTTCCTCGAGCGGCTCGACGTCGGGCATGAGTCGGTGCCTCCTCAATCCGGGGTCTCGGCTGGCTCGGAGATGTAGAAGACGGCACTCATGCCGGTAACCTCCGGGCCGAACTGATCGGTGACCTCATACTCCCAAGCCGATTCGCACTGCACCCGCGATCCGTCCGTGAACTCGACCACGTCTTCGGGGTAGCGGTTCGATACGTAGCCGACCGGCGTCCGCGACTGCATGAACCGGATCGCTTCGAGGAAGCAAACCTTACGGACCGTGCGGTGCTGGGGCATGGCGTTGGATTGGGAAAGAGCAGACGACCGCGCCGCCTACGTCTCGAATCGCAAGCGGCGCGGCCGAGTGTTCGAGGTGACCGTGGTTGACGCCCCAGGCCGGCTAGTCACTTCCAGCCCGTTCTTGGCAGGACGACGCATCCCCACTCACGGCTTACGGGATGCGATGACAGGGCCTGGGATTCGAACCCAGCACGAAGCCGTCGCCTCGGCCACCACGGACCCTGTTTCTCAAAGCCTCGCGGGCCGGTCTGTTCGCTTCGCAACTCGATACGCGAGTTGGTGTCGGCCCGCGAGGTTGGTTCGATGTCAGCCCTTCACCGCCGTCCGCACGGCCTCGACCACGTGCTCCAGGTCGGCGATCCGCGCGGCGTCCTGGTCCGCCTTGGATTTGGCTATCGCGAGCGTCCTCGTCAATTCAGCGTTGGTCGCCACGAGGTTGTTTCGCTGGGCCTTCAGTTCGCCGATCTCTTTGGTGTCGACGACGTGCGCCGCCTTGAACATCTCGGTCTGGGCTTCGAACAGCTTGTTCGAGGTCTCCAGCTTCTGGCATTGCTCCATCAACGCCGCCTTCTCCGGGTCGACGTAGGGCTTGGGCTCGGCTTCCGCGGCCGGCTCGGGCGGCTTCACGATGTACGGCGCGAGCTGCACGGCGAGCCACGTGCCGATCGTTTCCCGGAGCTTGTCGAGCATGATCGGCCTCAGTCCTCGTTCCACGGTTCGGCGTGCGCGATCAGGTCCAGCAGCGCGTCGTTCTCTTCGTCGAGGCGGTGGAGCAACACCTTCTGTTCGTGGTTCTCGCGGTCCAGCTTCAGGATGAGCACCTGCTGCCGCTCGATGATCTCGTAGAGTTCGGCGCGGGACAGGTAGAGCGACTTGATCCAGTTGAAGAAGGTCTTCATCGGCCCATCCGCCTGTATCGAGGTCGTCCCTGCGAGACCAGCGGCATGCGACTGCCGCACCAGGCTCCGACGATCCCGAGGATCGCCATGTGTTCCGCGCCGACGCGAAGCCGGCCCGACGGGCGGGGAGCGTCGACAGCCGGGTCAGGCCGCTTCGCCAGCTTGCTCTCGCAGTAGACGCAGAGCTTCCGATAGTGGTCGGTGGCGGCCCCGCAGTTGTTGCAGGCCACGGGTCGCGGCTTGGGTTGGTCGACCATCGTCTCGTCGAGCATGCTCCCCTCCGGTGTCTTGCTCGGGCTCCCCACCCGATGGGGCCTTGGCGACGATCCGCGTGAAACCTCTTGCGTCGCCGGGGTCTGGCTTTGGCCTTCGCCGGCCGCTTCTATTCGCCCTCGCCGCGAGCGGCCGATTCGGCGGGACGCCGGCCCCCGCGTTCAGGGGGCCGGGAAAAGGTGTCTCAACGATTGATCCACGCCAGCAGTACGACCAGGCCGCCGATCACGAGCAGGCAGTCCCAGGCGCGTTGCGGGGTGAGCTTAGTCATGGAGGATCGCGACGCCGAGCTTCTCTTTGAGCCTCGCGGCGGTCTCTTCGCAGTAGAGATCGGAGCCGTCGCTCAGCCGTATCATCGAGTTCTCGCCATGGCGATGCTCGGTGTCGCAAATGAACACGATGTGCCGACTGTTGACCATCACGCAGCGATTACCCTGTTTAACCCTGATGAACTGATACACGCTTCACCCCGTCGGTATCTCGTCGCTGCTGCCCGTGACGTGCTCCAGCGTCTTGATCCGCTGGTCGTGCTCGTCGACCTTGGCCGTCTGGTCGGCCGCGAGGTTCTCGGCGTTCTTCGCCACCTTCTC